AATGCATCTTTAATACTTCCTCCAGGTGCATCTACATCTCTGAATTCGCCGGGTTGTATAGCTTGCGCTTCGTCTCTTACTCGTATTCCTCGTTGTTTAAATCCTGCAGGTAAATTACTTAACGTACCCGCATCTAACAATTGTCTTAGTGCAGTAGTTGCCGTTCTAGACAAACCACCGATCATATGAATTAAACCAAAACCATAAAAGCCCATTCCAGGTAAAAATTTAAAATGTACAAAGTAATCTATTTTAAGTTTTTGCGGATCGTTAGCTTGATAGTTACGTCTAATTGATAATATTGTTCTATTACCCATTTCAAGAGTCACAATGTAAGGAAGTTTAATTCCTGTTGGTTCGTTTTGTGAATCTTTATCTTCAAAACCTTCTAAATCTAAGTCGGTATGAATTTCTAAAATAGTAAAGATGTCTTCATCTCTAGTTTTTTTAATTCCTTCTAATTCTCTTTCTTTTTTTTCTACTTCTGTTTCTTGATTGTATCCAGGTGTTAGTTCTATATCTTTATAAAAACCTGAAACTTGTTTTTTTCTTAATTCATTCTCTGACATTTTTATTACATGCACAACTGCTTCTGCATCTTCTAAAGATGTTGCAGTGTAAGGCACAACTAAATCGTCAGCTGGAACAAATTTTGATACAGCTCTGCCTAAAAGTTCATCGTAATAAACTTTTTTAAAGGCAGAGCCACTAAGAGGGAGATAAAAAAGCATTTGATCGAACTCGGGTTCATACTCCTTCATCACATCCATGAGCTGATAGTTCATGAATTCTTTAACTCTGTTTGATTGGTCTTCTCTAGCTCTGTCAGCTAGTCCAACTATTCTAGTATGGACTGGACCATTTGCGGGTAATAATTCTTTGTAAGCTTGTGCTTGAAATTGTGTTACTGCTTCTGCTAACACTGGGTGTGTTGCACCTGAAGCACCTTGGAAAGGTTGAGTTGGGTTTTCGTATTTAAATCCTAATAAATCTAAACCTTTTGTATAACTATCTTCCCAATCTTTTCTTGAAGATTTATATTGCATGTAATTTGCTGCAAGTTCAGAACCTAATTTACCTAAAACATCTTCAGGTAATAGTTCTGCTAAGTTATCGAAGTGACTATCTGTTCCAGGTTGATTAACTGCTTCTGGATCAAAATCTATTGTAGCACTACCATCTTCTTCTTCAGTTACTTGTACATCATCAGGACCAACTTGTTCGTTGATCGTTTCTTGTTCTTTAACTGCGATTTCTTCTTCGCTAGGTATTTCAAGTTCTGTTTTTACGTTTGGTAGCGACTTGTCTATGTCTGCCATTTATATCCTCCGAGTTCTTTATTGTTGTAGCTTGTTTTAGAGGAACATTCAACCCCTGTGAGTCAGGTCCCTTTAATGGTGGGATTTGATTCCATTTAACATGTTGCATATTTGCCACAAGAGTTTTGTTCTTAACCGTCATCAAATAGTCCTCTTCCTGCTCTATAATTCTGTAACATTTCAAATCCACTAATACCAGAGGACAAAGCTAATCCTGGTAAACCAAATCTACGTGAAAAAGTTTTTAATGCAGTTGGACTAATTCCTAGTCTCATAACTTTAGACGCCGTTGGTCCAACAAAACGTGTTGCTTCTTTAGATAATCCACCTGCAAAAGCTGGTGCTAAATAGTTTAATGGGTTTGTTGCAATTTCTCCTAATGAATCTCCTTCAGAAATTTGTGAAGCAAGATACAATGGCTCTAATGCAGCAATTCCTAATGGGGTTCCTGTTGCAGCTAATCCTTTTCCAAGTACACCTCTTATTGGACTAAGTGCTGCTCTAATGTTACCAGCTCCCATTCTTTTTCTAACATCAAATAATCTTTTACCACCAGGAATGGCTCCTGCTGCAGTTACTGCACCTAGAGTTGGTAAGTATGCTTTATCAAATACGTTTACTTCATCCTCGGTAATTTTTTCATCTGGTTGGGTTATGGGATCGAGGATCATGGACTTTAACATATTCTTTTGTTGTCCTTCGTCAGACAAATAAGTTGACATGTCATCATTCATAAATGGTTTTACAATTGCAGCTGCACCAGCACCGACCGCGGCCAAGGCACCAAACTTACCACCACGTTTTGCAAAGTTTAAAAAACCTGTTGCTGCGTTTTTAACTTTATTAATTGGTCCTTCTTGGTATGGTAATTGATTAACTTCTTGCGCTAATTTTTGAGGATTGTTTTGTAATGCATCTTCAACAGCATCTACACATTTTAATGCTGCCCCACCACTAGCCTTTCCTTTAATACTTGGTAGTTCACAAATTTGACCACCCGCTACTGCATCAGCTCTAACGTTAGTAAAAAATAAATTTGCAATCTTAGGACTATCTTTAAAAATACCTTGAGCAACTTCTGCTTTTGGTCTTAGATAAGTTTTAAGACTTTCAGGAACATCCGGAATATCATCACTTAAAAAACCTTGTGCAGCTATTTCAGTAGAAGTAGGTATTTTAACTCTACCAGAAGATTTTGAAACTACGTCTGAAAGATCTTGTGTTTGTTTTACAATAAAATTTATTTGATCATCTATTGATGAACCAATTGGATAAACTTGAGATTCTAAAGCTCTTACAAACGGAACTGCGTCTGGATTTTTTGTTGCATAATCTCCAATAGCTTTGAACATATGATTTTGTTGTCCTGTAGCAATTCTTAAATTGTTAAATGGTTTTTTAAAAGACCCACCAGTCTGATCATGGTCAATGTGTGCTGCCATTGCATTTATTTTTGAATAACCACGTTTACCTGTTTCATACGCAGTTGTATCAACATTACTATAAGTATCATTATATAGCTGTCTATATGTAGTCTCTTTACCTACAAAAGGATTAAAAGTTTTTGTATTAAATAATTTATTTTTACCATCAACAACTTCTACAACTTCACTCCACTCTGGAAGTTTTCTCATTTGACCTCTAAGTCCTATGACATCACCGGGTACTTTTTTATTTATTTTTGATATTTGTTTTTTATCTAGTTGATTGAAACTATATAATTTATTTTGATATTGAGGAAGATCTGGATCATTGTAAGAAAATAATACATTGTTAGTATTTATTTTTTGACCTTTGTAAGGAATTAAATTTCCATTTATGTCATATAATTGTACAGCTCCTTGTCCTTTTGTTTGATTCCAAGTTCTAAGCATTTGTCTAAACGTCCATTGATGCGGCTCATCTCCTGCAACTTTATACCAATCATCAAAACTAGACCGTCCAGTTCTAGCGTCCTCTGCGAGTTCTAATAAGTACCCAATAGAGGAGTCTGCTCCTTTTGATAATTGAGGAGCTATTCGTCCGATATAATCTATATCGTTTACTACTTTACCTGTCTTTGGATCTGTATAATTATAGTCTTTTACTAAGTCTTTATATAGTTTAGCAAATATACCTTTTTGTGAACTAGGTTTAAAAAAATCTTTACTTTCTCCCATTAAATTTCTTATTTCTTGTTTAACGGAGGTTTTTAATTTGTACTCAGGGTTATTAACAATTGCGTTAAAAGCTTTTATAGTTTTTTCTTCTTTGGTATCTAAAGCTGATTTTACCAAATCATTTAATCTTTTTTCAAGACCTGGTTTATTACTTAACCTATTACCTTTACCAATAATTACATTTTGAAATAAATAAGATGCGCCTCCTGCTCTTGATTTACCACCTTGATAGTAACCATCTAATTTAGCATTTTGTTCTTCTATTAAAACTCTAGCTAAATCTATTTTTCTGTCTTGTAAAACATTTGTTGGAATGGGTCTTTCTGCAGTAGCGTATGCATTAATACCTGAAGAAGGTCTACCTGTTTTTTCTTTTACGAAAGTTTCCCAGGCAGGCGTTCTGAGCATCGCTTTTTTTTCAAAAGCATCTTCAATAACTTTTAAATACTCATCATACAGATTATTATATAATGTTTGTTTGGCTGTTTGATTTGCTAAATATCTAGGTGTTGGGTTATTTAAGTCTATAGCCATTAGACCTCCAGGATCTTAGCTAGACCACCATCGGCATTTTTTCTTCTTTTACCAAAAAGATCGTCTATGTTTGCTTTGTTCATATCGTCAATATCGTCTACTATGGTTCTTTCTTTTATGTTTGGATCTATTTTTTCTATCATTCTATTTATTCCTTGAGCTTGTTTATTTTCTAAAACAGTCAGATAGTTTTCTCCAAATTTTGCTTCAGCCCATTCAGGGTGATATAAAGCCCTTAGTTTATCTGCAAGTTCAGGACGACCATTAAATTCAAATTGTCGAATGTCTTTAAACATTTCTGGATCGTTTAATCTTATTTCTTCATCAATTAATTTTACATAGTCATCGCTATATACATTTGTGTCGTCAAATTTAGTTTTAAGAAAGTCTAGTTTTCTACTTGTAACAATTTTATCTGCATCTTGATTGCCTTTAGTAATTGCATCAATAAAATCCATACCTTCATCTTTGTATTTCTTTACAAGTTCTTTTTCAATCTTTCCTCGCATGATGCCAGATAGACCTTTAAAAATATTCGATGCCATTAAACCTCCAGGATCTTAGCTAGTCCGCCTCTGGCAAAATCCATACCTAATCTTTTTTTGATTTCTATTATTCCATCAGGAAAGTCATCTGGATTTTTTAAGACCTGATTTAGCATTTTAAAATATTCTGTTTTTTCAGGACCAACCATAGTTCTGTCCATTGCAATTTCTTTAAATAGTCTTGTAATATCTTCTGCCTCAATACCATATTTACGAAGTGCTCCGTAACCCATTTGTGTACCTTCATCGACAGACTTATTTATGTTTGCAAGTTTTTTTGCAAGACCAAAAGCTTTACCAACACCTCCAAATTTAAAACCTGCACGTCCGCCGTCTGCCATCTCATCTACAAACCTTGCAGTAAATCTATCAAACCTTGGATTGTCAGGTTTTAATCCTGCAGCATCTTCTACATTTTCTAAAACTCTTTTAGTAAAAATTAAAATTTCTTCACTAGATGCATTAGTAGGTAATGCTTCTGCAATTCTTGGACCAAAGTATTTTTCAACAAGTACAATTGGATCTCCACCAATTCCACCGCCACCTTCTGTAATAAATTTTACATCTTCTGCGGATATAATATTGTTTAATTGTGTTTTACCAAATGCAGGTGTTCCTACATCGTATTCATCTTTTTTTAATGCTTCTACTAAAAACTCTCTAGCTGATGCACGTTTACCTGGCACATCACCTTTGTTTGTCATTACAGTTCTATATTGTGCAGCTAAATCTGGATCAGATTTTGCAAGCTCTTTAATTGTTCTTTCAAATCCTGCAAAGCCTTGTTCAACGGGTGCTGCGATATCATCTGGTCCGCCACGTGAACCTGGAGGTGGTAGATCATCAAATGCAGATAATTCTTCTATCTCATCTCGTGTCATTAATTTTGTGTCACCCGATGCTTGCATTTCTTCAAATTTACCTCGTAAAAATTTTTCTCTATTTGCGTCGCCTGGTACAGGATCTAATTTACCTGCTTTGTATTGAGCAAACATTTCATCTGTGTAGGCTTTGTCGTCTGCTAGAATTTTTTTTGCAGAAGCAACTGTTCCATCAAAATCATAAGCTTCTAATCTATCTCCCATTTGCATTTCAAAATCCGCAAGTTCATCAGCATCCATTTGTCTGTTTACTCTTAAAGCACCTAGACCTTCTGCATCTAAGTTCCTGGTCCCTGTTGCAAGATCCGTAATGTTTGTAACAGGTGCTGGCATATAAAAATCTTTCATCTTATTAAGATTAGTTAAAAGATTATTTGCTTGAATATCGTTTAGTTTATCGCCAACCGCAAAACCGACAGCGTTTTTTGCTTCGTCGATTGCTTTACTTTGAGATAAGACTCCTAGAGCCTTGGTGTTTAAATTTTTATCTAAGAATGGTTCTACGTTATCCCCTACACCTAAAAAACTAATATTGGTTCGGGTACCAAGGACATCGGATACATTTCCACCTAATTCTCTAAATGCTTTTATGATTAGATCAATAGTTGTTTTTTTAGCCATAATACTTTACGTGTCCTCTTACAATAGGTTCTTCTTTGTAGTCTTCAGGATGTCGAACCAAACCACCCTGTCTAATTCTCATAATGGCCTGTGTCGTACTATCGACATAGTCATCATATTCTCCAAATGGGAAAGAGGCACATTCTTCAACGACCTCCTGTGCAAAATGCTCGTGCATAGGCGCCCATATTTTACCACTTTCAAAAAGCGGGGCAACGGAGTTTAATCTTGTATGCTTATCATTTCCTTTTGATGGTGTAAAGTTAATAACCGGTATATCCATTTGTCTTAACTCATGAGTCAAAGGCAGTCCTGTAGCTTTTGCTTCAATGATTACCATATCAGGACGCCAGTCTTGATACTCTTCTAAAGCTACTCTACGTAGTTCTGGAAAGTCATATCTATCTTTAAACGCGTTAAGTAAGATTATATTTTGTCCCTGGTCCTCGGTCGTAAAGACTCCCCACGTGGTTATAGCACTATAGTCAGAGGTTGTCTTTTTTGTAAATGCAGTATCGTATGATTGCACGATATAATCTAACGGCGGTGGATATTTGTGCACCCAGTCTTGCCACCATTCTCTTTTTAAGATTGCACCTTCTTCTGCAGTTGGCATTTGCATGTATTGTGCCAGCCAGTTACTAACTGGTATAGATGCTTTAGTCTTGAGTAATTCTTGTGAAGTCCAATATTCCGGCCACACGGGTTTTCCATCGGGGAGCAGGGCTGGTAATTCAACAACCTCCCACTGATCAGATCCTTCTTCAGATTG